TAACAGAACATATAAATATACTAAATAGACTGGCTAGCTTAGCTATTATGAAAGATAATTTATGGGCACATCATCCAGACAATCCTAAAAGGGTAAATGTTACACAAGAATATGCTAAAATCTGTGTTGAAATCGCAGGTTTAGAGGGAGAATTAGCCACTCTACACCAATAATATATTTATAAATATGATTAATCTCCCCCGTATTTTTTCTTTATTTTCCAGTAATGAGGATTTGGATGGTACTCCTGTTAACTTAACATCATATAAAGATTTTACGGCTACTCCTGTTTTTTGGGTAGCTATGTTTAGAAAACTTATTAATGGTTATAAAAATGTAGGGGGAGATTTTATGGAAAATATAGTAAAGGATAATGCCTCTTTGGATTCTGATGATGTATTAAGAGCATATGAATTTCTAACTTTTACTAGAGCATATAATTATGTAGTTAATTTGGATCTAGATGAATCTACCCATAAGGAAGCTCTATTAAGATATGGTGGAGATATGATGGATATAGCATTATATGAATCACTTTTATTTTTTGAAAATATAGAAGAGTATGAAAAGTGCTTAACTCTTAAAAAAATTATTGATTTTTATAAAAGCTCTTCATAAAAAACGTGACTCCCCCAAATATTTTTCGTACCTTCAGAACATGTTTATGAAACATAATAAGTTATGGAAAAAAATAGGTATTAAAGGTTTCAAAATTATAAAATTAAACTATGAGAAATAGAGAGTACTTCTTTCGCAAACTACAGTCTATTCAGACTAAATTAACTGTTATTAATAATATGGTTTCTACTAATACTAATCCTAGAGATATTAAAAATGAACTAGGTAATATTAATGATATTGTTGAAGATATTTCAACCCAGCTTGAACGTGAACCCTTAGATGGTAGAGAACTTAATAATACATCTAACTTACGTTAATATATGAGTTTAACAGCAGAACAAATTCAGTCTAATTGGATTGAATTCTTGGGTAATATTGAAAAATATATTACGGGAGAGCGACAACAGAAATTATTAGATTTTTATAAAAAGTATGAGGAAAGAATATCCCTCATGCCTGCAGCTCATAAAAAAGAATATCATAATTCATTTCCAGGGGGTTATGTAGATCATGTAAATAGGGTTGTAGCAGCTTCACTTAAAATTTATGATGTATGGTGTGAATTTGAAATGGACAGATCTACATTTACTATTGAAGAACTAGTATTCTCGGCTATTAATCATGATTTGGGTAAGATGGGTGATGAAAATAATGCATCATATATCCCCCAGACTGATAAATGGAGACGTGAAAAGTTAGGTGAAGATTATATGTTTAACAAAGAAGTACCATTTTCTTCGGTTCCGGATAGGGGTTTATTTATGTTACAGTCCCATGGTGTTACTTATACATTTAATGAAATGTTAGCTATTCAAACACATGATGGTTTATATGATGATGCTAATACTAAATACCTAAAATCATTTATGCCGGAACAAAAACCACGTACTAGCTTACCTTATATCTTACACCAGGCTGATTTAATGGCTGCTAGAATAGAATTTGAGAAGGAATGGTTACCTAAATTTAATTCTACCTCTTCTCCTTTACCTACTAAGTCCAATACTTCGGCTAAGAAAAAAGCCTTATCATCGGTTAGTAGTTCGGGACTAAAAAATATGTTGGATAATTTATGATTAGTTATATTATAATAGGAGTATTAGTTATTTTATTAGGGGTATTAGGGTATACTACTCTTAATTTATTACGTAAAAATGAAACTGCAGAAGACCTTATTATAGGTTATTTAGGTTATTTAGAAAGGTTATCACAAGTTATTGAACTAACAGATGAAAAATTAAAAAAGTTAGACAGTAGAGGTTCTTTTAAATCGGACGATGAAATAGGTTTTTTCTTTAATCAGGTTATGGAATTACAAAAAATTCTAAACGAATTTAATATCAAAACCTTAGATCAGGATGGACCGGATAATAGCCAAACATAAAGCCCAAAAACAAAAAAGAAGATATTTTACTAAGGACACTGAAGATGCAATAGTTAGATATAATAGGAGTAATAATCCAAAGGAAAGAAGTGATATTTACGAGGGTTATATCCATTGGCCCTTCTACAAACTTACGGAGAATATAATTCACACCTTTAAATTTTACAATACTGATGTAGAGGATTTAGAGGATTTACAACATGAAATAATTACATTTCTTCTTTCTAAAATACATTTATTTGATCCTTCTAAAGGTGCTAAAGCCTATTCTTATTTTGGTACTATAGTAAAAAGGTATCTTATAGTATATAATGAAAAAAATTACAAAAAATTAATTAGTAATTATTCATTAAGCCAAAATGATGATTCACCTAATGATGATTCAAACTCTATTACTTCCCACCCTAAAATGAAATATGACTTAGATTTAGAATGGGGAGATTTATCTTTTAACGGTTATACACCTAAGGATAGATTATCATTATTTATGGATTATTATATTGATTATTGTTCTAATAACTTAAATAATTTATTTCCCAAACCTGAGGATGCAAAGGTAGCTGACTGTATTTTAGAATTATTTAGAAAAAGAGATAATATAGATGTTTTCAATAAAAAGGCTTTATACATTTATATTAGAGAGATGATGGATGTTAAAACACCCCAAATAACTAAAAATGCTAAAATATTATACTCCATTTTTGATGAAAAGTATGAAAAGTTTAATAAATTAGGGGGATTTTAATAATATTTAATCCTTTATATATTTATAAGAAAAATGGGGTTATTGGATTCCATAATATTTAAGGATAAAAAATTTTCCGATTTGTTGGAAGAAATCTATGATTTGCAACAACAAAAAAATACCCAAGTAACTGCTTTAATACAAGAATTAAAACCTTTAGTACAAGAAATAGGTGATGCTACTTTAATAGTTCCTTTAATTAAAGAATACCTAGAAATTAGCATTAAAAATAATGAACAGTTAGTTAAAATGGCAGGTATAGTACAAAGGACTTTGCAATCTAGTTCATCAGGTGACGAATTTGGTTTATCAGATGAAGAAAAAGAACAATTACTTCATGGTTTAGAAGGTACTATAAAAGAATTAACACAGGGGGATGGCAAAGAGTAGAACAGGTTTATCTTCTTTAATGACACCTACAGTAACTCCTACAAAAAAAGGAGGTATTTTCTCTGCTAGGGTATTATTAACTATGTATGATGAAACTAGTGATCCATATTTATTTTCTCAAATAGGAGCTTGGTCGTCCATAGGAAGTATTTTTTTTAAAAAGATGACTCAACAGGCGGGTGTGGCTGTAGATGTAAATAATATAGCAAAACCTCTTTTTCCTAATTTTAAAAATTACCCATTAAAAGATGAAATAGTTTATGTAATAGCCTTACCTGACGCTAACGCTGGGGAAGATCCTAATGATATTACCTATTATTATTTCCAACCCATAAACTTATGGAATAGTAACCATCATAATGCTTTACCTAATCCCCTTATTAATGATGCTATTCCCGAATCTCAAAAACAAGATTACCAACAAACTATAGCCGGAGCTGTAAGAAGAGTAACTGATGGAAGTACAGAAATAGATTTAGGTAATACCTTTATAGAACGGTCCAATATTAAACCTCTTCAATCATTTGAGGGAGATATTATACATGAGGGTAGGTGGGGGCAAAGTTTAAGATTCGGTTCAACTGTTAATAATTCAGGTGTTCCTAACCCATGGTCTATTTCTGGTATAAATGGTGATCCTATTACTATTTTAAGAAATAATCAATATGATGACAATAAGGACCCTTGGATACCCCAAGTAGAAGATATTAATAAAGATGAAAGTAGTATTTATCTTACTTCAACTCAAAAAATTTCTATAGATGTGGCTTCTAAATCTTACACATCTTTTGATAAGGGATTAGAACCTAGATCTCCTAAAGAATATTCTAACCCCCAAATAATTTTAAACTCAGGTAGATTATTATTTAATTCATATGATGATAGTATTTTATTAACATCTAATGATTCTATTAATTTGAATTCCCAAGAATCTGTTAATATGGATGCTGTGGAAGGGGTATCTATTTCTGTAGGAAAAAATTCGGAAATAACCTTAGGAAGTAATGATTTTGATGTTATAGAACCTGTTATTTTAGGAGATAAATTTTTAGCAGATATAGAAAATTTAGCTAATATTTTATTTACCTTAGGTAATAACTTTGAGTTAACTCCCATGTTAACTGAAAATAATGAATCAAATAATGATTTATTAGATATAGGGGGTAGTATTAAAAATGCTGCACAAAAAATTCTTAATAATATCGAAAGTTATAAATCTAAAACTACTTTTTCTAAATAATGAGTTTTAAATCCCTAATAGCAAGATTACTACAATTAGCCAGAGATCAGGTTTTTAAACTTGATGATTTAGCTGTTAGATATGGAGTTCAATTAGCTGATGGGCTATTAGATACTTTTGAAAATAAAATAGAAAATAAAATTGGGGCCCCAATACCTATTGATTTTTCAATTGAACAGTTATTTGAGGATAAATTAGTAGTATTAAGTAATAAAGCTCAAAATAAAATAGCACAAAGAGTTTCTGCAAAGGCACAAGAAATAGGGGAAAGAAGAGCAGAAAGGTTAGCTGAAGAAAGGTCAAGGTCTGCAAGACACGAAGCTGAATTAGTCCGAATTAAAGAAGAATATAGGAATACTCTGGATGGGATAGATGAATTAGCTAGTAGAATAACTTTTTCTACTGTTATTAAATTTTTTCCACCTGATGAAATTGTAGAAGTACCTTTACCTAATTTAGGTCAAGTAAAAGAAATAGAGAGAAAAATAGATCCGTATGAAAAAGAATTTAGGGGAGATTTATTAAATGAACTACAAAATGGAATCTATTCAACTATATCAGGCCAGGGAGCTACGGCTGGGGATATTACCCTATTAGTTAATTCACGATATAAAGTAGAAAATGTACCTGATATCCAGTTCTTATATGCCGAAAATAGAATTACAATTAAAGTCAAAACTAATAAAAGGGATAAAGAACCAGAAATTGATGCTGAAACAGAAAAAAAACTTAGAAAAGCAGCTAGAGATGCATACCAAGATGCTCTAGAACAAGAACGTATACTGTGGGATGATGAAAAAAAACAATTTAGGGAAGAAGATGGAAAAAGAGTTAAATTAACCCCTGAAGAAAGAAAAGCAAGAAGAGAACAAAGGGAAAAAGATAGAAAAGCTAGAAGAGCCCAAAATAAAGCAGATAGACAAGCTAGAAGAGATAAAAGAGAAGAAGAAAAGCTAACTCCTCAGGAAAGAGAACAATTAAGAAAAGCTAGAAGAGCTCAAAGAAAAGAGGATAGAGATCAAAGAAAAGATGATAGAAAACAAGAAAGAGATGATAATAAGGAAAGAAGAAAAGAGGCTAGACAATTAAGAAAAGATGATAATAAGGAAGAAAGACAAAGAAAAAGGGATGAGAGAGCTGAGAGGAGGGCGGATGAAGAAAAAAGAATTGATGCTGCTAAGGATATTAGAGATTTAGAAGAAGCGGAATTTGATAGGGAAATAGATGAAGTAGAACAAATTTTAGATCAACAAGTAGAAGCTGGTTTATTAACCCAAAGAGAAGCTAATCAACTTTTAAGGGAAGTTAAATCAGAACAAAAAGTAGAAGTAAAAGAAGCTAGACAAGGAATTAGGGAGGTAAAACAACAAATAAGACAGGAAAATCAAAATAGAAGAGCAGAAAATAGAAATGATAGAGCGGGAAGAGAAAAAGGGGGTAAATATGATACTTCAAAATTAAGGGATCCTGAATTTGTTAGAGCGGTATATCAACAAACATACCAATTTTTACCTGAACAAAATAAAAGAGATTTAGCAAATGCATTAGGAGAAATAGAACAACAACTGCAAACTACAGTTACTGTTATTTCTTCTATTAATGCTACAGTAATAGCTACTAGATCTATTCTAAATACATTAAATAGAACTAGTACAACTATAGGAGGAGTAGCTAGAAGCATCCAAATAGCCACCGATTTAATTACATCTCTACCTATACCTACTAGTACCCCACCAGGTGTAGGTTTACCCGTAAGTATAATAACTACATTATGTAAAACTCTAGATGATTTAGCTCCCCTCGTGGAGAAAACTAGAGATTCTAGCGATGTGATATCTACTCAAAGTGAAAATATCCAAGATAAATTAGAAAATATAGTTGATATACTAGAACCCATTATAGATGTTATAACAATTATACAAGATATATTTATATTCTTACTTTATATAGCTCGATCTGGGGGTACTTCGTTAGCGGATATACAAAATGAAATTTCCTTTGCTAACCAAGAAGCTTTATCTCAATCCGGAGATTCTAGTGATAAGAGTGCTAATTTAGCCAATGAAGATAATTTATTATTAAGATTAGATCCTAATTCTGATGATCCCTTATTTTATAAAGGATTTAGACTTACATTACAATATGTGGGAGGTCAAGGTGAATTAACTCAAACAAGAGTTTTAGGGGTAAATGAAACTAATGGAGTATCACTAGCAACAGATTTATCATATACTAATTCCCCACAAGTATTAGTATTAGAAATGCAATTTCAAATTGATAATTATAATCTAATTTTCACTAATAATCCTAATATTTCTATAGAAGATCAACTAGATATTTCAGACCCCTCCATAGAGGGATTTCAAACTATTATTCCTTCTACTGATATAGAGGATATAGAAGTTGATTTACCAGGTTTACCTCCACGTTTTACTAAAAAACAAATTAACCAATTAAGGAGAAAAGATAAACGTGAGGATAAAAAAGAAAGAAGGCAGTTAAGAAAAGCTGGTGATTTAACAAGAAGAGAAGCTAGGGAAGATAGGAAACAGGACAGAAGAGAAAGAAAACAACAAGCTAAAGATAGAAGAAGAAATAGAATTCGTAAAAAAGATAGATAATAATTTTTAATATTGCAGTATTTATAACAAATAATAAGATGAAAGTAGAAAGACTAAAAAATATAATTAAAGAAGCTACTAGAGAGGTTATACATGAGGAGTTAAAAGAGATTTTATTAGAAGCTGTAAAGGGTAGATCTTCTACACCTATTACAGAAAATAGAACCTCCCCACAACAACAAGAGGGAGTAAGAAATGGTTTAAGAACTTCTTATAGAGATATTTTAGCAGAAACTGGTCAAACTATGACTACTAATAATCTTCAGGGTACTTTTAAACCCCAACCTGGTATGGATTCAACCAATGGTACATTACCACCTGGTCAAGTATCTTTAGATCAAATAGGAGCATTCATAAAATAATTAGATGGCTACTTTAGTTCAAAGACGATCCCCATTAGATATAAGTCAAAGGACTGGGATAGGATTTAATTTTCCTATAAACGGTCCTGCTGTTTTTAATCAAACTTTTGAAACTAGAGAACAAATAAAAGCTAACTTATTAAATTATCTATTAACTAATCAGGGGGAAAGAGTATTTAATCCTAATTTTGGGGCGGATTTAAGAATTTTATTATTTGATTTTCAAAATGATGTAAATGAGGATTTACGAGAAATTTTACAATCTAAAGTTCAAGAACTTTTCCCCACAGTTAGGATAGAACAGTATGAGTTAAAAAGACAAGAAGATCTAAATACTATTCAACTATCTATAGTTTATTCAATTCAAAGTTTTGGTATAACAGATTCTATAAGTATTAATCTTACATAATGGCAGAATTAAAAAGAAATATACAATATATAAATAAAGATTTTAATAGTTTAAGAAATAGACTAATAGAATATACTAAAACCTATTTTCCTAATACTTTTAATGACTTTTCTCCAGCATCCACAGGCATGCTATTTATGGAAATGGCAGCTTATGTGGGTGATGTTTTATCCTTTTATATAGATAATCAAATTCAAGAAACCTATATACAAAGAGCTAAACAAACTAATAATATATTTGATTTAGCTTACTTGTTAGGGTATAGGCCCAAGGTTACTACAGCTGCTACAGTTGAAATACAATTTTTTCAACAATTACCTGCTGTAGTAAAAGATGGAGTAAGAGTACCTGATTACAACTATGCTTTAAATATAGGAGCAAATTCTGTTGTTAGTTCAATTACAAGAGATAATACTCAATTTATAATAGAGGATGATATAGATTTTTCATTTTCTTCATCAATGGATCCCACCCAGGTTTCAGTGTTTCAATTATCTGGTACAGAACCCGAATTTTTCTTATTACAAAAAACACGAAAAGCTATATCTTCTACAGTAAATACTACTGAATTTTCTTTTGGATCACCTAAAAAGTTTGATACTAGAAATATAAATGATATTAATATAATAGGAATATTAGATGTAATAGATAGTGATGGAAATGAATATTTTGAAGTTCCAAACCTTGCTCAAGAATCCATTTTTGATAGTATTGATAATACTAACCCAAATGATCCAAATTATTCTACAGATGGTAATGCTACAAAATTATTAAAACTTAAAAAAGTTCAAAGAAGATTTACAACTAGATTTTTGGATCGAACTAATTTACAATTAGAATTTGGAGCCGGAACTACTGCTGATAATGATGAAGATATAACACCCAATTTGAATAATATAGGTTTAGGTCTCCCATTTGAACAAACTAAATTAACTACTGCATTTTCTCCTACTAATTTTGTATTTACGGATACTTATGGAATAGCACCATCCAACACTACTTTAACAGTGAGATATCTTACGGGAGGAGGAGTAGCATCAAATGCTGGGGCTAACACTTTAACTAAAGTAGATACTTCACTTACTAATTTTATAAACCCTCAAGTAGTTTCTAATCCTGCCTTAGCACAAGTTATATTTGATTCAGTGGGGGCTAGTAATTTATTAGCTGCTGATGGGGGTTCTGATGGTGATACTATAGAGGAGATAAGAAAAAATGCATTAGGTAATTTTCAAAATCAATTAAGAACAGTAACACCACAAGATTATTTAGTAAGAGCCTTGTCTATGCCTCCACAATTTGGTACTATAGCTAAGGCATATGCTATTCCTACTAAAGCTTCGGATCTTAATCCAGGTGAAATTCCTAGTAATTTAGATTTATATGTATTATCTCAAGATTTTAATGGAAACCTC